CTTGTTCAGATAATAAAGCTGTTAATTCAGCTTCAGCATCGATGTTGTGGAATGCTGCAACGTCTTGAGCCAATTCAGGAGACCATTGTGCTCTTAACTTTCTTTCAGTTACAGAAACTGTTACTGACTGAAGGTCAAAAGAAACCTCACCAATTTTGTCTTCAAATTCTAACTCTTCGTAACGCTTAAAGAAAGCAATGAATGGGTTAGTTAAAGTTGTAGCTGATACTGCACTTGTGAAAGAAGTTCCAGTATATCCATCAGGAGATGATTGTCCACAAGAAATACATGCTGGTTGTTGTAAATCAATCTCTAAATAGATAACACCATTTGGAGTACAGATATTGTTAAAATATCCACCATCACCACCTGAAGTTGCACTTCCTGGGAATGCCGCTTGAGTACTTGTACCATACTGAACAATTCCTTGTCCGTACTTTTGAGTTACCACACGGAATAATAATGGTGTAGTTTGATTAAAAGCAACACCTCCGATAGTTGGAGCGTTTGGTAAAATAGTTAAATCAGATAAGAAAGCTTCAGTATCCATTTCTTGTCCATCAGGACCGATAAGTTTACCAGCACCTGAGTTAGAGAATCCTGATAACGCGATTAATATCTTACGATATTCACCTGCATTATATCCTGAAACCGCCATAGAACCACCTGTCCAAGCAACTGTGTTAGTAAATGCTGAGAACCAATAGTAACGACCTTTAGAATAATCAAATAAACCTGCTGGGTCTAAACCTGGCTCAGTTCCTTCGTAAAATAAATCGTAAGTGTTCTTAGCGATTGCTCCTGTATCAGTGCCATAACCTGCGTTAAAGCTAGAAGGACCATTTGGTGCTCCGAATGGTGCGTAGTGACCATTTTGTGAACCTTGAGTAACTGGTGGAGTTGCTCCTGTCCATCCTTGGATTAAAGGTACAAAATAGAACAATTTACCAATTGGTAAGTTCATAGCTTGTACAGATACGATTTCATTCGCTAATAATTTAGAGAATACACGTCTGATGATTGGGAAAACTACAGTCTCGAATGAACCATTGCTAGTTTCAGACGCAGCTTCGTTAATCAAATGTGACGCTTGGTTTTCATATAACTGAGCAACGTTTTCTTTTAGGTGGCCTCTAAGACCTTCAAGGAACCCTAATTTGTCCCATTTGTTTATAGTGTCTTCTTTGATAACTTTCAAGTGCTTAAGACCGATGTTACCTACTAATCCACTTTCTAATAATGCTCCCATTTAAATTTGGTTTTTATTATTTTATTGTTTATTTTTATTTTATAATTTTTGACATGATATCTTTCATTCTCATAAATTGAGGATTCTCATAAGTCTTAGATTCAATCAAATTAATTGCTGAACCTGACTGAGGAGCTTTCTCAATTACTTTTTCAAAAGATTCATTCATAAAGTTTTGAGCCGGAGTTCCAAGCTCTTCTTTTATTGTTCTATACAGTGCTTTAGATTCTTTTAAAGTGTCAGCGGAATCAAATCTTCTCAAGATATTAATCTTCTCTTGTTTTGACGTTGAGTGTTCTGTGAAAAGTCTTGTAGCGTAAGCTAAGTTTGAATTGAATATAGCAACTTCGTTAAGTTTCTCTCTAAATAAATTTAAAGCCTTTCTGTATTCTTCGTTCTTAGCTCTTAACATTTCAACTTCTTCCATAATCTCACGACTTTCAGAAGTTAAATTTCTGTTATTTGTTATACCTTTTCTTAAACCACGAGGACCAAATCCATAAGTACGTGCAGCTTCTTTAGCTTCTTCCTTAGATAATCTTGGTGCCTTTGTACCCATAATATCAAAATTTTGAGTTTGACCTTCTTTGAATTCGAATTTAGGTTTACCTGTTCCCATAGTTTTATTAGCTGTTTTTTTAACAGTTTTAAAACCACCTTTAGGGGTTGTTTTGTAAATAGATGTTTTAGCGTTACCTAATTTATTTTTAGACCCAACTTTTGGTTTAAATGTTTCGTAAACAAATTCTTCTTCTTCTTCTAGTTCTTCTTCTTCACTGTCCATTTCGATTTCATAAACTATTTCTTCACTTTCTTCTTCTTCCTCTTCTTCAGACTCATACATTGTAATATCTTTTTTAGACATAAATGAAGGAGTTTCTTCATCATATTCTAAATCATAAACAACTTCTTCGTCGTCAGCTGGTAATTCAAAATTCATGTCATCCATTTCATCCATTTCATACATGTCATCCATTTCATACATTTCTTTTTCAGATTCTGTTTGGATAAGGTATTCAGTATCAGCATCATTATCATCTAAATGAATATAATCACCTTCTTTCTCAATTGAGATTGAATCTTGATTAGACATTTTTTTGAAAACTGCTAAAACTTCCTCATCAGAAGCATCAGTTAAATCAATAGTTTCATCATCAGAATCCACATCCATGTCCATATCCATTTCGTCCTCATCGTCACCCATGTCCATATCCATTTCAATTTCATCTTCATCCCCTTCAGCATCTTCAACGTCATCGACATTGATTTCAGCATCAAGTTCATCTTCTTCAGCCTCATTTTTCATAGACTCTTTTACAAGCTCGCTAATTTCTTCCTTCATTGTCGAAGCAAGTATTTCTTTTGCGTTCTCATTGATAGCTTCTTCCAAATTTTGTATTTGAACGATAGCCTCTTCAACTAAATTTTTTTCTGCCATTTTAGGTTATTTAATTTATAAATATACCGATATATTAAAAAATTACTTTTTTACCAATAAGAGCATAAAAAAAGGGACTAAAAAGTCCCTTTTAATTTTAATTTTTTTTGATTTACTCAAAAATTTCATCAATCTTGCTTTCAGCGACTGATGTAATTCTCCAATCATAACTGAAAGATTCGTAAGCCTTTGTAACCTTTGCTTCTACATCGGTTACATTATAACCTTTAACAAGTTTTTCCTCTCTCACTTTTTTGATTTTTCCTGAGTTCTCATCTGGCAAGTCATATTGTACTTTTGCCACAAAATATTTTTCATCCATTTCCATAATATATTATTTTCCTAAATAATCGGAAAGTTTACTCATTAAATCAAGTGATTTGCTTAATCCTCTAGCCGCTTTTTCTTCTTTTTCTTCTTGTAGGTTTTCTTCAAACTCAAATCTTTGGTTTGGCTCTGAAAAAAGATACGCTCCAGGTGTTGATGGTGAAGAAACTAAGTCAAAACAAATTAATTCAAAATCATCTTGTACTTCATTTTGGTCACCTACTTTTTTCAATGAACCCACACCTCTTGATGATATACCTAATGTAACACCTAATCTTAATAAGTTAGCTGCTTGGTCTCCTTTGGTAGAAACAATACCTCTCTCATGAAACCCTGGTGAAGTTAAAAGTAATAGTTTACCTAATAGAACATTACCATCCCACCACATTTCAGTAATGATATGTGAAACTCTGTCTAAATCGATAAGAGAAGATTCCGGATGATTTAACTCAGATAACGCAACTTTCTTATTTATATAATTTTTTTTATAGTTTTCAGATTCTCTTTTTAGAATTCTTTCAGGATATATTCTACCATTTCTATTTGGGGTATTATACTTTTGTAATACCGCATAAAATTCAAATGGTTTTGAATAATCTTTAAAATCCTTACTTTCTTGTAAAAATATTTGATTATTTTTGTCAGATGGGGAAACATATCCCGCATCCATTTCAATCAAAATACCTTTACCTATTTCTCTTGGTCCTATTATTTTGTAATTTTGCATTTTATCTTTTTATAGATAAATACTAATTACTTTCTATTTTACCAATTTTGGTATCCTTATTTGTTTTAGTTAGATGAAACGTAAAATGACGATTAAATTTAAAATTGTCTTTTTCAATACCAATAATTGTTTCCTTTAAAAAATTTTTAATTTCTGAAGATTTAAAATCTATTTGTTTTTTTATAAAAAAAGTAATTTCTAAATTCATAAATGATTTCTTTCTCATTGAAATCCCACTAGTTCTTAAATCTAAATCAACAATTAATTTATCTTCAAACAATTCTTTATTTAATATTTCTTGAGTTGTAGATTTAATATTACGACTTAATAATGATACAGGTCTATCCCAATTAGTTTCATCTATAATTGGTTCTACCCATGATTGTATATTTAAATAAATTGATTTTAAATTTTTTGAATCCACAGTTCCATACCCACACTTAAAGTTTTTAAACCCTTTAATTTCACACGATTTACCTTTTTTCATTTAACATTTTTTCATATCTTCGTTTATTTGGTTACTAAAATATAAATGATTAGTTAGTTAGTGTCAAAAAAAAATCTGACACTTAGGTCAGATTTTAATGTTTACTTTTAATTTTTTCACAAATTAATGTTTAATTTCCATAGTTTGATGTACTCATCTTTAT